GACGGTGCAGACGGCGACAGCACGCCGCGCTTGCGTCTCCGAGGTGCCTACGTCTGCGTCTCGCGTGTACCTGACCCAGCCGTCAACCATGGTGCCTAGCGTCGGGTCTGACAAGATGGCGTTGGCTACCTCGTCCATAAGATCCATGGCCACGCCACACAGCGGGTCAGTCGTGCCGGTGACGTGTAGCTCAATCTGGATGTCGAACTCACTGGCAAAGTTGGGGGCACCGCAGGCCCAGCCGTTGAGTTGGCCGCGCTCTCCAACGACATAGACCACCAGACACGGGATCTGCGCTGGCGGGATTGCTTGGATGCGGGTGGGGAACACGCGGGTTCCAACAGCTGCCGCAATCGTGTTGTCAGCCAGCAACACGGCCACAACCCGGTCGCGAATCTCGCCCAGGTTTGTGCCGGTTCTGGCCACTACAACACCTCGATCAGCAGTAGGTCCGCGTCGCCTTGCCCGTCTACCTGTACGTCCCTGACCTCGTAGTCAATGGCCTGAGTCGTCAGCAAGTCGCCTTGTGCCGGCACTGTGTCCATGTCAGCAAGGCGCACAGTCAAGCGGATTTCGGTCGTTGACTCATTGATCTTGGACTGCCCGATCCGCTCTTGCACATGCACTACGTCACGCACGGCGCGGAAAGTGTAGGGGCTGCCGACCTGCGGCGTGTAGGTTACAGACTGACCAAAGGTCGTCCGTACTGCCACGTTCGCAAGGTCGGCTAGCCCCCAACTCATAACCGCTACCTCTTAGCCAACGTCAGCCGGCCAGATCTTGATGGCCAACGTCGCACCGGACGCGCCGGGGTCGGCGGACAGGTGGACCACAGCGTTGCCGCCCGTGGCGATGGCTCGGGAAACGGCGACCTCGTTGGTCATGTCAGCCGTCTGCGTCACTTGGCAGTGATCGCCGTTGGCCGCGCCGGTCGGCAGCGCGACGGTACCAGTCACCGAGGCGCTGGCAATCGTCAGGCTGGCAGACAGCGGGTTGCTAGCACGCCACTTGGCCGCGCCGTCCGCGTTGTCAACGCAGACCCAGCAAACGCCCTGGTAGATCCACTGCGAGCCAGCGGTGTAGCCGAGGGTCACATCGTCGGTCACAGCCGGACGGGCTGCGCCTGCGAGGTTGTTCTTGACGGCGCCGGTCGGCTGCAAGGACGGAACCAAGCGCACGCGCACGGTGGTCGCGGCAGACAATGCCGCTTCGGTGGCGTAGCCGATGCAGGGCAGCGCGGGGTTGTTCTCTGCCCGGTCGCTGGTCTCCGCGTCGAAGTACACCGGGGCGCCCTGATCGATGGCGTAGCCGGCTTCCTTGGGCACGTCAAACACGCCCTCTACGGCGATGGCCGCTTGTGCGCCGCTGGCAACGTCGCCAATCACGACGCCAACCAGCGATCCTACAGCAATCACTTCGTTGCTGGTCAGGTTCGCGCCTGCGGTAACATTGATGGGGCTAGATCCCCCGCGTCCAATAGTAGCCATGATGTTGTCTCCTGTTCCGGTTCCGGTGTCAGTGGTAGGTCTGGTGTGGCTGCCGGTTAGGCGTAGGGGTTCTTAGCCATGCCGCGCCAGTCAGCGACCGTCGCACCAAAGAACTCATCAACGACCAAGGTCATCGACAGGTCCAGCTGGTCAAGCACCTGACGCATACGCGGGCCGGGCTGCTCTTGGAGGTAGCCGTAGTAAATGCCGCAGTTGGCTGCCAGCAAGTACCACGGGCTGTTTCCGGCCTCGTTCAAGCGGGGCTCGGCCAAGATCTTGAACTTCTGGATGCTGGCCGGAGCCGCAGCCGTCGAGCCGATCAGATTCGGGCTGATGATTTGCTCGGCCAGCGTCTCGTAGTCCGAGGGGACCAGCAAGAAGCGGGGCTCGGCGTAGACGCGCTGGGTCGTGCTGCCTTCTTTCAGCTGGCTGCGGATCAGGTTCCGCAGTTCGCCAATGGTCGTGATGCTGATCGCGCCAGCCGAGCCCAGGTTGTTGTGGGCGCTGCTGAACACGTCGTTGCCGTCAGACATCGCCGGGTTGTTCAAGAAAAGATTGAATACAATCTGCTTCTCGTTGGCTACGGCGGTTTCGCCCATGCCAGCCAGCGTCCGCATCACGGCGCCGATGTCGTCGTTGATGAAGATCTCTTCAGTCAACCGGACGCCAGCGGTGTACTTCGCGCAGCTGTAGGTCTCGCCGCGGTCTGACACAGTGCCGTAAACGATGCTGCCGCCTTCCGGTGTAGCAACCATGCTCGGGAACGCGCCGGTAGCAACCAGCTTCTCTTCCCGCAGGCTGTTGAAGTCCTGGCGGGTGGCGAACTCGTCAAACAGCTTGGGCTCGGCGTTGTAAGCCTGCATCAAGGTCTTCTTGCCCAGGAACTCAAGCGCGTTGGGGAAATCGCTGACGGTGTGCGGGGCAACGCCGGCACGGTGGGTCAAGGACGCCTGAAACAGTTCGCGCTTGCTCAAGCCCTGCGTCGAGATGCCGCGGGCTTCCAAAAACTGGCGACCCAAACCGGAGATGCTGGTTTCGCGGACCAGTTCGCGCATGCGCTGCGTGGGCTCGCGGATCAGGCCGGCGCGGAACTCAAGCGCATCGGTCAAGGCGCCAAGTTGGTCGTCTTGGCCGCTGCGGGTCATGTCGACGCGGTGCGTGCTGACCTGAGCCGTGGCAACGTCAGCCGTCACGGCGCGTTCCATCACCTTGGCGGCCGCAGCCTCGTAGGTGTCGGTCTCAGCAAGGATCTCGGTCACGACCGAATCAGCCAGCCGGAACTTGGCAGCCGCGGCGCGGACCTTGTTTTGACGGTCGGTTTCGGCGGCGCGGATCGCCTTGAGGTCGGGGGCGGGCTGCGCGACAGGCTCGGCAACCGGGGTTTGTGTCTGGCTCATGCCGGTGTTCTCCTGCCGCTGTTGCGGCTGTGCTGCGCTGCGGGTAGATGCGCCCGCGTCAAAGGGAATCGCCACAAATGACACTTCCCAAGGGGTCCAGTTTCGGGCAATGCGCCGCTCAATCTGGCCTTCTTCTTTGATCGATTCCTCGGTCTCTACCGTGTAGCCGACCGACAGGCTGTGAATCACGCCGTCGCGGATGTCCTGGACATAGCCCGTCATTTCTGGCCGGCTGGACAAGCGAGCCCGCACGATGACCGCGCCGTTCTCGATCTTGCCTTCCAGCACGCGACCGATGACGTTTTCAACCTCGGCATCGTGGTCAAGCAGGACTGAACCAGCGTTGATCAGGCGCTCAAGATTGCAGCCGGCAACGTCCAGCTCTTCGACGTACTCGCGACCCGTTGACCAGTCCCATCGCTTGCCGGGGGCGCCTGTGCTGATGCACAACTCGATCTCGCGGGTGGCGTCATCCCAAGTTTGAGGCATGACCCGCGTGTGCAATACACCCGCTGGCGTGTGGCGCTTCAAGTTTTGGGGCTGCTTGGTCGGCATAGGTCAAACCTCAGTTGCAAGGGTGCGGTATAGTTTCTGCCTATGTCAAGGGCTGTTTTCAGTCTGCGGTCAATTTTCAGTCGCTGGTGAAACTTTGGCACCTGCCACCATCTTGATCGCTACGTCTTTGGCGATTGACGGAAACGCCGTGGTGATAACCGTGACCGCAGCATCCTCGTCTAGCTCGCCCGCTGACACGCTGGCCAGCACGGCAAGAAGCGCGGTGACTTGGGCGCCGTTTAGACCGACGCCTCTGGACTCGTCCGCGGCATTGTCGCCGCTGTCTGTCGCTGGGGTATCGGCTGTCACTGCCCCCCCCCATTCACGGGCTCATCTCCGGGTGACGTTTGGGCAGGCTGGCCAAGCCATGCGAACGGCAATCCCGCCCGCTGCGCTGCCTCCATGTCCAGCTTCCATTGTGCCAGCACGTCCAAGTAGTCACCGCCGTGCTCTGCGACGACTTGCGACGGTGACGCGAATCCGTTAGCCACCGCCAACACGTCCGCCTTTAGCTCTTTCTCTCGGTCCAGTTCCTCGAACCGCGGGCAGTGCCATTTGACAGGTACGATTGCCGGCACGGTCGGGTCAAGCACGCCGAGCGCCTCGACAAACCACGCCCAGACTTGCTGACAAACCAGCGGGATCACCACCTGCCGTTGCAGCATCATGATCAGGCGCCGGAACTCAAGATCGCCGGCTCTATAGCTGGAATAATTGACCTTGGATAGGTCTTTGGTTAGGCGCTCGTAGGGCAGCCGCATACCTGCCGCGATGTTGCGGTGTTGGGTTGCAATGTACGAATCGTACTGCGCGTTGTTGGCAGGCTGGCTGAACTTGATGTCTTTGCCGCCTCGCAGGATGGCGACTTGGCCGGGCTCCATGCGGTCAAGAACTGCGCCGTCCGAACTTTCGACGCTTGGACCCATGCCCTCTTGATCGCTGTCTGTGCTGTATGACTCATCGCCGGGAATAACAAACGCCGTGACGCACGCCTCGGTGCGCTTGCGGACCCGTTCGGCTGCCTCGTATGACGCCAGATCCCACAGCGTTCGCATCACTGGCGTAACCCACGGGATACCGTGGACTTGGCCGGGGCGCTCTGGAAAGGTTAGATAGGCGCAACGCTCGGCTTCCACAAACAAGCTGCTGTAGGTCGGGACTGGCAGCGTCGGCATCGTCTCGCCCGGATGCTGGCGGTATAGCCAGTACCCTGTGCGCCGCCCAACCGCGTCAAACTCCACGCCCATCGTGGTATGCCCGCCCGATTCGGTCGGGTAGTTTTTCCACAGGTCGCAGAAGTCGGACTCAAGCGTTTGCAGTTGCAGCGGGACCGCCAGACCGTCAGACAGCCGGCGCGGACGTTTGCGGACAAACACGCCGCCAGACTCTAGCCAGCCGCGGACCCACAGGGCTTGCAGTGATGCCCAGGTTCTATCGTGCGCCACGTCCAGCTG